CCAGTACGAGAGCTGCCCCGGCGTGAGGCGCTCCGCGGGTCGGCCGTAGAAAGACGCTACGTCGTGCGCCTGCTGCGCCCGCACGGCGTCCATGAGCATCTCGGAGCTGTCGGCGAGTGCCCGCAGCATGGCCTTGTGGGCCTTCTTGGGCGGGTAGTTCGCAATCTGCACCTCGAGCCAGCGGGCGTAGAGAATCTGCAGCTCAGCCACGCCCAGGAGCTCCCCGAGCTCGGGCGCGGTGTGGAGCGGCGTCCAGGGCGGCGAGGGCGTCCTGAGCGCGGCGGCGAGGGTCCAGAGCTGCGTCTCGAGGTCGAAGTGCGCGCCCTCGGGCGGCAGGGCGTGTGCGCGGAAGAGCGCCTCAGCCGCCCAGCGGGCCTCGTCGAGGTCCGCGGTGGCAAGGGGCGCCAGGCCGACGAGCTGGTCCGTACCCGGCCAGGGTACGAGCTCGACGCCGGCCGTTCTGTAGCGGCCAAGGTCCATGGCTAGCCGTCGCTGGCCGCATCCAAGGCCCGGATGTCGAGCTTTGCCGTGACGTCGTCGCCGTGCTTCGCGTCCCACTCGAGCGAATGCACCTGGCAGTCGTAGTAGGACAGGCTGCGCCCGTCGTTGTACTCGGTGGTGGCGGTGAAGATCTTCTTCGAGATGAGCAGGTCGTGGAAGTCCACGCCGAGGCCGCCCTCGGGCACCGGGACTTCGGCCGAAAGCTCGAAGGTCGGCACGCCGGACTTGAAGCCCTTGGCCCGGTTGCGGCGGTTCATGGTCTTGACCACGTCGTGGCCATCGAGGCCGAGTTTGTTCGTGATCGACTTGCAGTCGATCTCCGTGCCGTCGATGGTCAGGTAGGCGCGAGCCACGTATTCCATGGGGAGGTCTCCTCTTAGCCCACCGTGTAGGTCTTGATCATGGCGATGACATGCGCTCGCGCGACCGGCCGGTATGGGAACGCGATGTCCATCCGGTTCGGGTCGATGGCGTTCGGCTCGGCGAGTACCTGGCCGGCCTTGATGTCGTCCTCCACGCCCTCGATGAGGTCCAGGGCGTCGAGCCGGCGAAGGCGCTCGTAGAGGAGGAGCTTCGCGCGCGCGGGCGTGAGCGTCGCGGTCGTCCCCGCGGGGCTCTTGAACTTCATCTTCTTGCCCAGCCACTTGAGCTCGAACTGCCGGATCAGGTCCTCGTCCTGGTAGTCCGAGATCTCCGTGATGTTGTGGTCGATGTACGCGGCGGTCGTGCTCTTCGTGACCACCGAGCGCACCACCTGCACCGTGCCATCCCGCTGTGGCGCAAGGGGCGTGACGCCCGAGCCGAGCACGCTCTCGACCTCGGCCGAAGACGGCCAGCTCGGCTCGTCGAAGGGCGCCGTGATGCCCGGCAGGGCGTTGCCGTCCAAACTCAGGCCCACGTCCACGACCCGGGCACGCTCGGCCGCGAAGGCCGCGGCGACCTCCCAGACGGGCTGGTCGGCGTTACGCAACCAGGCCACCTGCTGCCGGTAGCTCTCGTTCCCCGTGGCGAGCGTGGTCGCGGTGGAGAGGCTTCCCACGCTGGCTGCAATGCCCACACCCCAGCGCTTGGCGCTCGGGGTGCTCTGGGCCTCGGCGTGCGCGAGGACGGCCCCTACGGCCGTATCGTCGTCGGTGTTGAGGACGATCAGGTGGAAGCGCTGGCCAAGGACCTTGGTGAGCGCGGTAGTCGGGTCGCCCGCGGTGGCACCGCTGGCGAGGGTGGCTCCAGACGCGGTGACCGCCGTCCCGGGGGCGCTCGTCGTGCCGCGGATGCGGATGGTGTTGGCCTGGGGGCCCTTGTTCTTCGAGGTCAGCGTGACGGTGCCGGTCACGTTGTTGGCCGTGACGGGCAGGGTGGTGATGGCGTTGATCGCCGCCTCGAGGGCCTCGCCGATGACGGTCGCGGTGTCCGCGTTGGCGATGCCCACGGCGATGCGTCGGCCCGCGACGTAGACCACCAGCGTTCCAGGTCCCGTCGCCGGGCCGGTGATGGTGAAGGTTCCGGAACCTGCCGTGGCGCCGCCCCCCTCAGCGTAGGCCATGCCCCAGAGGTTGACCTTCGGGAAGACCTTGATCGCCGCGTCGGCCATCATGGCCAGGTCCGAGCCCACGCCGAAGTAGTCCCGGGCCATCTGGGAGCCGAGGAGGGCCTGGGGCTCGTTCACGGCCTTGGCCCCGGCGGAGGTCTTGTGGCCGAGGAGGAGGACCGCCTTGTCCATCGAGGGCACGGCGTTGAGACCGGACTTGAGGTCCGTCTCGATCATGACGGCCGGGGTCTTCTGCGAGCCGGCGAGCTGGTTGAAGACGATGGTCATGGTCTACGCCTCTTTGGTCTTTGGGTTGGCCTTGCCGGTCGCGGCGGGGTCCTTGGGTGGCGTCGCCTGCTCGAGCTCGCCGAAGTCGAGGAGCCGCTGGTAGTAACTGGTGAGCTCGACCTCTACCGGCGTGACGCCGATGAAGCGCCCGGGCGCGCCATGAATCGGCACCTTGGGCTCGACGCCGGGCTGCCCCGGAAGCGGCTTGGCTCGCACCATCACGCGCAACATCTAGGCCTCCAGCGAGAAGACGCCGCCCGGGTTCGGGTCGGTGCTGTTGGGGGTCAGGTTGTCGCCCTGGAAGAGCTCCTCGGGGTCGGTCGGGTTCTTGACGAGGCCCAGGCGCTCGAGCGCGTTCGCGGGCGCGTCGTCGTAGAAGTCGATGGTGTTCACGGCTTCGAACTCGACCACGCCCACGTACTTGCCGGGCTCGAAGCGCAGGTAGCGCGAGCCGAGGGGGCGCGCGCCGCGGAGCTCCTTCACCTCGAGCAGCTCGCGGCCGCAGAAGTAGATGGCCCAGCGCATCAAGTTGTCGATGCCCGGGCTGTAGTCGTTCCGCCCCTCGAGGCGCCGCGTCTGGCTCTGGTAGTCCCCGGCGCAGCAGTAGGCTCCGAAGTGCAGGCGGTGGTTGAAGCGCCGCCCGTCGGTCGTCATGGGGTCGAACTTGCCCGGGGCGTGGAAGACCAGGAAGGCCGGAACGCCCGTGGTGAGCAGGCGGTCAATAGCCTCCAGGTCGTCTTCCTTGGCCCCGGCGTAGCGCCGCACGGTCTTCACGGTCTTGGCCGTGACGAAGCGCGAGAGGACGGAGATCAGGCGGTCGCAGACGTAGGCCGGGGAGACGCCGAAGGGGTCTCCGCCGAACTCGGTCGTGCCGAACTGCGCTGCGCCGCCAAACCTCACCGGATGCCCTCCATCAGGTACTGCTCGAGGGCGTGCGCGATGTGCGGCTCGTCCTCGGGCTGGACGGCGAGGTAGGGGCGTGCGGGGATGGGCGCGCCTCGGCCGGACGTCCGACCGTACTGGTGCGTGGCGGCGTAGAGGAGGTTCGAGCCGACCTCCACGTGGTCTCGGCCCACGTCCTTGGTGATCGAGTTGAGGAGCGCTCCCGAGCGGATGAGGATCTTCCGCCCCGCCACGAGCCGCTTGCCCTTGGCCGTGAGCCCGCCGTGCTTCTTGCGGACCTTGGTGTAGGTCCCGACCCAGGACGAGAGCGTTGAGGCCTTGAGCGGGGGCCAGGCCGTTGGGCGTCCGCTGGCGTCGAAGTTCACGCGCACGGAGCGGATCAGCACCTCGCCTGCGGAGGCCCAGGCGGGGCTCATGTTGCCCAGGCGCGCGCGCATCTCGCGGAGCTTCTTCAGCACCTCGGCAACGTCGGCGTTGCACGTGAAGCCCGCGCCGGCCATCAGACGCGCTCCGGCCAGCGCCAGGTGCCGGGCTTGCCCTCGGGGTCGTAGGGCGTGTCGCCCTGGAAGTAGTGTCCGATCCCCTGCGGCAGGAAGCCCTGGAGGTTGCACCGTCCGTTTTTCCCCACGGCCACGACCAGCGCCGCGAGCGGGCCCGGTACGCCGAAGAGCGGCGCGGGGGTCCACCAGACGATGCGGCCCAGGCCGAGCCCAGCCCAGGCGTGACCCTTCGCCGTGTCGGCCTCGCGAGGCGGCGTGACGGCCAGGGGACGGTCGGGCGGCATGGGGCGCGGCCTGGCCATCAGAAGCCCCCCATGGTGTCAGCCGTGAAGAGGCGCTCGGGGCCGTCGGTGGTGGCCACCACGGCCTCGGACGGCGCAGGCGGTGGTTCTACGCCGAGGTCGAGGTGACCCTCCCGGATGGCCTTGAGCTGCTCGAGGGCCCACTTGTGCTGGTCCTTGGCCCACTCGGGGACGTCGAAGTGCGGGCCCCGCCGGCAGTGGAGCTCCCAGAGAGCGAGGTCCACGGAGAGCTTGCGGATGAGCGGCGGCACGGGAGAAAGCGGCACGGCGTAGTGCGAGCGCACGCTGCCGTTGATCATGGCGTCGGCGTCGTCGATGGCCCGGGCGATCCTCGCGGCGTGCGCGGTCCCCGCCTGCTCGTCGTCGGTGAGCTCGACGAGGAGCTGGGCGGGAACTTTCGCCTCGAGGTCTGCCTGGGTCGAGTAGGCCATGCCGCGCGCCCCTGATTAGGCCTTGAGGCCCTGGATTGCCTGCCAGAAGCCATAGCCCGCGTTTCCGCGGTACTCAGCCCCAAAGTAGAACTCGTTCCGCATGAAGACGTTGTAGTCGTCTGGGCTGTTGAGCGACGTGAAGCCCACCTGCGAGCGGTGCTGCAGGATGACGGGCTTGAGCACCTTGGTGAGGTCACAAAGGAAGGCCGTGCTGTCCGAGAGGCCTTTGAGCACGAGCAGCTCGGCAGTGCCCTTCTGCACGTTCGTGGCACCCGAGGCCAGGCGTTCGGCTTGAAGGATATCTTTGCCCACCTTCTCGAGGTTCGTGGAGACGATGAGGTGCGTCGGCTCCATGTCGAGGTTCTCGCCCTCCTCGTCCTTGAGGTCCATCATCTGCTGACGTGCGGTCTGGTAGTACGTCGCATCCAGCGTGTGTGCCACGAGGTTGGATTGCGTCGGGCCGTCCCCGTCCTTGTGCGAGGCGGAGCAGAACACCTGGCCGTCGTAGGCCACGCCAGAGGTGAAGGCGTTGTTGAGCAGGGACACGATCAGATTCTTCTGGTGGCGCGCCGCGGCCTCGGCCATGCCCTGGATGCGCGGCGTGACGATGCCGAGTTTGTCGTCCTCGACCACGTCGCGGCTGATGGCGACACCGTTCGCCCAGCGCTTGTTTTTGATCGTGAAGCCGTCGGCGCGCAGGCGAGCCAGGCTACGGTCGCGGGTCCACTCGGTCATCTTGGGGATGGAGCCGAGCCAGTCGTAATCCTCTTCGGTTCCCGTCGATTCGGTGTGCATGGCGATCAGATTGGTGATTGCCTGTGCCTTCGCCGCGGATTGCTCGAGCGCCGCAAAGAAGACGGCCCGATACCCCTTATTGGCCGCGGCGAGCTTCGCCTTGATGTCCCGGATCGACATGACTAGTTGACCTCCTCGCAGACGAGCAGAACGCTCAGGTCTGCCGTGGACCCGCCCGAGGAGTCGATCGCGGAGATCGACATGTCCGTGTTTGCGGCGTAGGCCTGGTTAATGGCCTCGTCTTCACCCTTCTTGGCCGTACCCGCGACGGTGAAGGTCTTCGGACTCGTGCCGTCGGTGATGGTGATGGTGCAGGTCTTCGAGGAGCCCGGCGCGGTGAGCGCCGTGGCGTAGCCACGCAGGACCTTGAAGGCCCGCGGCCACTCGAAGCCGTCGAGGAGCGCCTTGGAGGTCTCGCCCACGGCGCCGGCGATGTGGGCCTGGACGGTGAACAGCCGCGTGGGGCCGTAGCGGCGCATGGCCGCGCCGATGTCCACCGGCGCCACCGTGGCCGACTTGAAGTAGGCCAGGCGCCCGATGTAGACGTTCGTCTCGACGAGCGACACCGTCTGGTCGTCGGTGAGCCAGAGGTCCTTGCCCGCGTCGGTGATGGCCAGGCTCGAGCCCACGAGCTCGTGGACGCCGCCCTTGCGCACCCGCACATGCAGATCGCCGCTTGAAAGGTCCGTAGCGTCTGCCGACTCATCGGCGATGCCCATGAAGACGTTCCCGGACGCGTCGACTCCGGCGATGGCATAGCCGTCGGTACCGACGCAGACCATCCCGCCCATGTAGATCTTGGCGTCGGCCTTGACGGGGAGAGAAAGGAGCTCGCCCTGGTCGAAGGGGGTGTTTCTGTCCTTGGCTAGGGCGGTCATTGCGCCACCTCCTCATCGGTCACGTTGTACCTGGTCCACTGTTCGAGGCTGATACCGAGTTTCTGCCGCACGTGCTCCTCGGTCTCGTTGAGCGTCAACGTCGGTGCCCCATTCGTCGGGGCCGGTTGCACGCGGCGCGTGGGCACGATGGCGAGAGCCGAGGCCATCCAGGCCTTGAAGCCCTCGGGGTCCTTGAGCGCGTAGCTCTGAGCCCACTCGCGGTTCTGCGCGGTGACCTTGCCCGCCTGCTCGGCTGCGGCAATGAGGCGGTCGCGCTGCAGGGTGGCGAGCTCGCTCTCGAGTGCGGCCACGCGGTCCGCGGGGACCGTGCCGGCCGGGTTCTTGAGCTGCACGACGGCCGCGAGGGCCTGCTCGCGCGTCGCCGCCTGCGGGAGCTCGAGCCGCGTGAAGAGCGCGGCCAGGGTCTCGCCCGCGTGCGCGGTCTGGTCGGCCTGCGCCTTGAGGGCCTGGGCCTTCTCCGTCACCTGCTCGGGCGTCGCCTCGGCCGAAAGACCGAGCGCGGCCGCCAGGGCCCTCAGTTGCTCTTCGTTCATCGCGTCGTGCTCCTCGTCGAGGGGGAGCCCGAGGAGCGCGGCGTTCAGGCGCACCTCAGGCAGCTCGGTCAGGAAGGGCTTGTTGGTCAGGGCGACCGAATGCAGGCTCGCACCGGTCATTTCGGAGGTCTTGCGGTCGCGGGTGTTGAAGACGACGGTGGGCGAGAGGTACCGGTACTGGCGGAGCCGAATTTGCTCCGCCGCCGGAGCCGTCCAGTTGACGCGCCCCCAGAGCTCGGCGCCCTGCTCGCCCTGGCGGACCTGGAGGTCTTCAATCCAGCCCGCCGCGGGAGCCTCGCCGCCGAAGACCGAGGCGTGCTCGTAGTCCACGACGGTCTCGATTTTCTGCGCCCCGAAGGCCTGCACCATCTGCTCGAACATGGGCGGGGTGAGGCTGAAGGGGCCCATCCAGTGGCCAGACCACTTGCCCTCGATGGCCATCTTGTGCCACCGGGTGTTGCTCGCCGCCGGGTCGTCGAGGGGCTGGACCTGGAGCTCGAAGCCCTGGCAGATCCTGACCCGGTCGAAGGACGTCTTGCCGAGGGTCCGGGTCTGACGATGTGACAGGATGTGCCGCATGTGCCGTTGTGGCCATCGTGTGCCGCACGATCTGAGCCGTCCAGCGAAAGTGTGATTCGCCTATGGCTGCGCTTCGTTGCGAGCAGGTCTCGCGTTTTCTGTAAGGACGGTCATACTGCTGGGATGCACGTCTGCGAAGCCTGCAAGGCCCCCGTTCTTCTCTCCGGCCGAGGCGGTTGGACGGGGAGCCGGGCAACGAAGCCCCCGCTCAAGGTCATCTGCACCATCTGCGTCGGTGAGCTCGGGCTCGAGGTCCTCGAGGATGCGGCCTGGCAAGGCGTCTTCTACGAGGGGCAGCTCTACCTCGACATCTTCCACGGGCAGGGCTTCGTGCGGAGCGAGCACCCCGAGCTGGCCAAGATCTACAGCGCGCCCTTTCCTAGAACTCGGGCAGGAAGTCCCACAGCCGCGCGTTGACGAGGACGGCCTCGGACTCCCATCCCGGGATTGGCCGACCGCGGGACAGCACTACCTGCTCTCCGGAGCCCATCTTGCGGCGGTTGAGCCACGCGGCGGGAAACTGCTCGCTCGCCGCGGCCGTCCCCCGGATACGGATGTCTCCGGTCTCCCACGCGCGCCGCACGGAGTTACCGTGCCCCAGCTCGGTCTGCATCACCACGCCGAGAAGAAGCGCGAGCTCCCCTGCGCCGCGCGCCACGACGCGCAGGATCGTCTCCGTGGACCGTGAGAGCACCCAGCCCGCATCGCGTCCGAGACGCGCCGCCGCGGCGGCGTCGTGCGCCACCTCGGGATCACGCCAGCCTTCAGGGTCCCAGTCGCCGTACGTCGCGCGGCCGACCACGGTCAGCCGTGCAGCCAAGGCCGAGGTCTCAGGGTTCGCCGCGAGGCGGGTTGCGATCTGCTCCACGGTGTCGAGGTTCTGGCTGTAGACGGGGACCTCCACCCAGGTCTCGCCCGTCGGTACCCGACCGAGCTGCCCCCGTGGGAAGACGTTGTAGACCGGATGCTCCCCGGCCAGCTTCTCGACCTTCGGCCCGGTGAGCTTCGCGAACTTGTCCACCTTGGCGTTGCGCTCTGGGTCACGCGAGCGGAGGAGGTCGCCGGCCGAGTTGTAGATCGGCACGCGCCTGGCCCCCGCGTCGAGCTCCTCAGGCGTCGGCGGGAGCAGCACGCGCTCCATCGAGGGGGCGCGCAGCATGTCGAGCTTCTTCACGCGAGCGCGCGCCCGGTCCACGACCTCGTCCGCGTACTCCTGCGTCGCCGGGCTCCCCTCGAAGCCGGGGTCGGGCTTCGCCTCGGGGAGCTGTTCCTCTGGCGTCAGCCCCTCGTCCTCGAGCTCCTTCTGGCTCAGGCTCACCACGCTGCACCGGCAGCGAAAGCCGCATGGCGGATACCACGTCTGCCAGAACGGATGGTCCGCGGGAAAGACCTTCTTGTCCTGCTCGCGGTGCGTCGGCCGCACGCGCGAATCCCCGACGGTGCGGTACTGCCAATAGGGGCGCACCTTCTGCACCCGCTTCATCTGCTTGTAGCGCCCCGCCGCGTAGGCTCCGTTCAGGTTCGTGTCCACCACGGTCTCGATGTGCTGATAGTGCTGCGGCTCGATGCCCCAGGCCCGGTAGCGCGCGCGCATCTCGCGCACGATCTCGGTCCGCGGCGTGCCCCGCTGCAGCCCCTCGAGAAGCAGGGCGTGCACCTGCTCGAGCTGGTAGTGGTTCTTCAGCGCCGTGACGGTGAAGCCCTTGGCCTTGTAGCCGTCGTCGAGGGCGTCGAATTCGGCACGGCTCATGACCTTCTTCTTGCGGAAGAAGGCGATCGCCTCCTTCGGAGACACGCCCGTGAACTGCTCGGTGTCCTTGAGGGCCCGCCGCATCTCCAGGTGGTCCACCTCGAGGCGCCCGAGGAGGTCCGCGAGAAGCATCTCCTCGGCCATCACCCCTGCGAGCCCAGCGCCTGCCGTGGTCGTCAGGAGCTCGTAGAGCGTGTCCGCCGCGTGCTGGAGGTCGCGCGCGGCCTCGACGTGGAGCTCGACCTGGGCGGTGAAGGCCTCGACCTCGGGCACCGAGCGGCGCAGGGCCCGGTCAAGGAGCGCGTCTACCGAACCCAGCGCTGTGAGCTTTTTTTTTGAGCCAGCGTGAGGACCTGCTCCGCGAGGGAATCGAGCCACGCGGCGTTCGGCAGGGGCGGCGCGTCCTCGGTGTCGTCGGCGTCGGGCTCGACCGGGGCGGGCTTGCCGTTGGGCTTGGCCTTCGCGCCCGCCTGGCCCTTGCCCTCGTCGGGACCGCCCGGGAAGGGCACGGGAGCCGGCACGGCAATCAGCTCCTCGCCCTCCTCGGGCTCGGGGATGTCGTAGGTCTCGTAGAAATACTTCCTTGCGACGGGCAGCCCGAGCTTGCCCACGAGGTTCACATCCCGCTCGCTGCGAGACTTCAGGTCCTCGTCCTCCTCCACCAGGAACTCGCACTTCGGCACCGGCGCGTCGCCCAGGTTGAAGCGCACGAGCGGCGTCAGAAGGTCGCGGCGCAGGGTCTCGGCCACAGCGCGGCAGTCGGACTCCATGATCTCGTGCTGGACGCTCTCGTGCACCTCACCGAGGGACCGCGCGCCACGCGTGCCGGACTCGGTGGTGAGCGTCTGGCCCACGATGGCCTTGGAGATCTGCTCGTCGCAGATGCGCACCATCTCCGGGAAGGGCAGGGCGCTCGCGCTGTCCAGGGCCTTGAGGAACTCGAGCTCTGCCCCCTGGGGGATGACCGCCGCGCCGTCGCGCCCAAGGGCAATCACGGCCCGCTTGACCGCCTCGCGCTCGGGGTCGCTCGCCCCCGCGGGGTACTTGCCCACCCGCCGCGGCATGCCGTAGGCCTCGTTGAAGATGGCCCAGTCGCGGAAGCTGAAGCGCTTGAACAGGTAGAACCAGCTCACGGTGCGCAGGAGCGCGGCCTGGGCGAGGGGCGCGGAGCGGGCCTTCTGCTTGTGCAGAATCCACTGCCCGGGGGCGAGCGGCTCACCAAGCGCTACGTTGTCCGCGGTGATGACCTTCACCTCGTCGGCGTTCTGCGCGAAGGGCTGCGAGGGCGTGCCGAGGATGCAGTCCCGCTGCGGCCAGTACTCGAGGCCCTGCACGCGCCACTTGCCCCCGTCGAGACCCCACACGATCTGGAGCAGCGAGAAGCCGCGCCCGATGGCGTCCGTCACGTCGAAGAGCGCCTCGGTCCAGCCGGGGATGCCACCCCCACCGAGCTCGTCGCCGAAGATCATCTCGCAGCAGAGGTCCGCCGCCTGCTGGGCCTTGGCGTCGTCGTCCACCACAGGAAGGATTTGCAGCGTCTTGCCGGTGACCGCGAGGCGGCGCTTCGAGAGCACCGAGTGCAGGTGCGGGTCCTCTTCGACCACGCTGAACATCTCGTACTGCGCTCGCGTGTCACCGGCCTCAGCGTCGCGCATGAGCTGGCCGAGCTTCGAGGGCTTGAGGTTATGCCCTCCCTGCGGCGGGAGGAAGTCGTCGCGGATGTCGCTGTGAGCCACGCCGCCTTCGGGCTTGGCGGGGAGCGACGTCTTCTTGCTTCTCCAGGGTAGCCACCTCACGTGAGACCTCCCATCGTCAGTACCCGGCCCACTGGTCGTGGCCCGAGAAGGCATCGCCGTCGCCGTAGCGCTGCAGACCCTCGTAGCGGAACTCTCCGGCCGCGCCGTCCTGCGCCTCGAGCGCGAGCCCGAGGGCCCAGAAGCGATCGGCGTGGCCGTCCTTGCCGCGCGGCGCCTCGAAGCGCACGTTGCCCGCCTCGGTGAAGGTGCGGCGCACGCTGTGCAGGTCCTGCCGGATGGCGTGGTCGTCCGGGGTGCGGATGGTGCGCTGCTCGAAGGCATGCTTGACCTTCGCCGCGATCTTGGCCGGCACCTGGCCGTTCATGCTCACGCCCTCACCCTTGCTGGGCCAGCGCTCCTCGGTCTCCTCGGCGATCTGCGCCCCGATGCCGTTCGCGTCGATGCAGGCCCGCCGGAGCCGCGGCATGAGGTCCCAGAGCGCCGCACGCTGCACGGCGAAGGGCGCCCGCTGGAGCGTCAGGACGGCCCGCGTCCAGCGCACATCGCCCACGAGCTCGACGACCCAGACCACCGTGAGGTCCCGCTTGCGCGCCACGTCCATGCCCGCGTAGAGCGGCCCCGTGGGCGGCCGAGTCGCGTCGAGGACCAGCGTCGCGTCCGGGTGGTAGGCCGTCTCGATGAGGCTGTAGGGCAGCCAGGCCGCGGCTTCGTCGAGGAAGGCGCAGCAGTACTCCTGCTGCCAGAGGTCTTCGGAGCCGGCGAGCTCGCGCAGCGCCTCGACGTCGGCGGGAAAGCCCTGGGCCACGGCCTGGTAGATGTCGGTCCGGTGACGCGACCAGCGGTCCGGCATCTGCAGCCCATCGGCGAGGCGCTCGGCCACCTCCTCCGGCGTCCACCGGCCGTTCGCCGTCCAGAGCTCGTAGAACTTCCCCTGCTTGCCGTTCGGGGTGGAGATGACGCGGAGCTTGTGGCCGCGCGTGATGACCGGGAAGAGCGCCGTCCAGATCTTGCCCGCGTCCTGGTGGTGCGCGAACTCGTCGAGCACCACGTTGCCCGAGCAGCCGCGCGCGGTGCGCGGGTTCGCCGGCAGGCCGATGATCTTCGAGCCGCCCGGGAGCGTGATGGTGAGCTGGGCGAACTTGGCGCCGTCAATCTCGAGCTCGAGCTGCTCGACTTGGACGAGCACCCCCATGGCCTCGAGGTGGAGCTGGCAGAGCTCGATCGCCTCCTTGGCGCGCTCCTCGTTGATGCTCAGGTAGTACCAGCGCTCGCGCAGCTCGAGGCAGCGCAGCACGAGCCCGAGCGTCATGCCCCAGGTGAAGCCGAGCTGGCGGCCCTTCAGGGCCAGCGCACACTGCGTCTCGTCGTCGATCCAGACCCGCTGGTAGGGGTAGAGCGGGACGATGGACGAGGGCGTGGACACGTCAGTGCGTCCCATTGCCGCCCGTTCCGTTGCCGCCCGCGGGGAGAACCGTCAGGTGTGTTGGCGGCGCCGAGAGGCCGTAGAGCTCGCGGATGCGGCGCATGGCCTCGCGTCGTTCGCGCTCGGCCCGTTCCCGGCTCCGCTCGGCATCCTCGGGCGACATGCCCATGGCGGTCAGCTCCGATGGCGCGCTGAAGAACTCGAGGGCCCGCACGTAGGCGTTGCTCAACACCCCGATGGCACCAGCCGCCTTTGCGCTGAGGGCACCGGTGCGCACCGCGGAGATTGCCTCGGCGAGGATGTCCAGGAGCTGGTCCGAGCGCGTGAAGCGCTTGGCGATGACCTCGATGGGAACAGCACCGGCCTTGTGGTAGCCACCCATGGCACGCGCTGCCGCGCGCTTCTTCTCCATCGCCGGGTTGTGCGCGAAGCAGAAATCCACGTCTCGATTCGCCCACCCCTGACACGGCGTGCCGTCTTTGCGGATCGCCTTGCAGGGGCGATTCCACGCGCCAGTGGTTGGGCGTTCTGATTCCTGCTTTGCCAACCGAGCGTACCCTTAGGTGTTGGTAGTGCTCAACACGAAAACCCTGCCGAACGTCCACCAGAATGTCCACCAGAATCGACGTCGGTGAGCATCTCGCGGGTGGCCTCGAGCGCCCCGTGGACGTAGCGCATGGTGGAGTGCAGATCGCGATGCCCGGCGAAGTACTGAATCGCGGCGATGTTCTTCGAGCGGCTCGCCAGATCTGTGAGGCGCGCATGCCGCAGGGTGTGGTTCCCCACCCGCGAAGCCACGTCCGCTGAGAGCCCGATCTCCTTCGCCGCCTGCTTCAGGCTCTCGGTGTAGCGCCGCGGCCCGAAGACGCGCCCCACAGCCGCATCCCCGAGCGCCTTGCGCCAGGCCTTGAGCGCCTGCACCGCTTCGGGCGTGAGCGGCACCGCACGCCGGTTACGCTTCTTGTCCGCCGCGGCCCGCACGAGGGCCTCGCCGGCCGTGAGGTCAAGGTCCTCCCACGTCACGCGGCTCATGGTCCCGAGGCGCCAGGCGGTGCCCCACATGACCGTGTAGTACTCGCGCACGGGATGGCCCTTGGGATGCGCCCTCTGCGTGGGGAGCTTCTCGAGCAGGGCCAGGACCTGCTCGCGCGTGAGCTCCACCGGCTCGTAGTCGCTCTTCGGCTTGGGGCGCTCCCAGGTCGGCACGCGCGAGAGCACGCCCGCGACCTTCGCGCACCACTTCAGCAGCGAGCGCAGCCCGGAGAGCTCCTTGCCCACCGTGGTGGACGTCACCTCGCGCAGGCGTTCGGCGATGTAGCGTTCGATCGCGGGCTCGGTGAGCTGGGAGAGACGCGCCCAGCGGGGGAGCCAGTGGGCCTGGGCGTAGATCTCGAGCGTCGCCAGCCACTCGGGCGAGACCCGGTCCTCGGCCCAGGCGAGCCAGCGGGCGATCAGGTCTTCGAGCTCCCCTTGTGCGCGCGACGGTCGCTGGACGACCTTGCGCTCTCGACCAGCGAGAGTCTGGGCGTAGATGTCCGCCGCTTCCTTCGCAGCCGCGCCTTTATGCGTGCGACCCGTTGTTCGGTCAATGCGTCGCCCGTCGGGAGTGGTGAAGCGCACGCGCCAGCACCCACGGGCTCCTCGGATGATGCTCCAACCCTCTGGGCGTCGAGCCACAGGTCCAAGTCCTCCTTGCGGCAGAGCCAGCGGCACCCGATGACGTAGCCCGCCAGGTGCGGCTTGACGTGGCGACGGAACCCGCTCTCGGAGAGGCGAAGGTAGTCCGCCGCTTCGGGCAGGGTCAACAGCACCGGCGCCACGGGCTCGCTGCGGCTCATCCCATGGCCCTCCGCACCTTGCACACCCCGCAGCTTAGCGATCCCCAGTCGAGCCGCGCGGCCACGCCCAGGCACGCCGCGAAGGCCGGGCAGCCGTCCCACCGCAGCGCCCCACCGTCCGCCTGCAGCCCGCCGTTCTGCGGCCGCGGCGCGAGCCCGCCCACCCTGGGCAGCCCGTGGAGAAGCTCCACGTTGAGCCGCAGGGTGCGCCGGCGCCGCTGGACCCACGGAGCGGTCATCACGCCACCGCCGCCCGCGTTCCGCTGACCACCTGCCGGCGCACCCACTCGGCCATCAGCGCCGCGTCCGCTCGCCCGTCGAGACTCAGCACCCGCCCCCCAGGCTTCATGAGCGGCAGGGCAGGGAAGAGCCGACTCGCCACGGCCAGCGAGCGCCCCTTACCCTCTCCCGTGGCCCCGTGGAGCATGCTCCGCGTCCACTCCGCTGGGCGCACGAGCTCGTAGGGGAGCTGCAGCGCGGCGAGGATGCCAAGCCAGATCCCGTAGCCCTTGCCCATGGAGAACATCGACGTCACGCCCTGCTTGGGCATCGCCTGGGCCTGCTCGAGCACGATGCGCAGCGCGCCGTACGGGACGTTGCCGGTAAGCGTTCGCAGACGCGTGGCCATCTCGGTCGGCACGAAGTCGTGACGGTCCCCCTTGCCGGTCTTGAGCACGGGCGTGTCGAACCACTCGATGATGCCGTCAGAGCCGAGGGCCACGACGGCGCCGTGAAGGCCTGGGTCTATGCCGACGGTGAACGTAGGCGGTGTCATCTCGCACCTCCAGGCAGCAGCACGGCCATGCGCAGCGCCTTCGCGCCGCGCTCCCACACGAACCAGCCGTAGTCGGTCGCGTCGGTCCGTCCGTCCGCGGTGAAGCTCGGGCGCTTGCCGAGCGGGTAGAGCGCAGTGAGCGGGTGGCGCCGCCAGAACGCGGCCCGCTTCTGCCCGGCCATGAACCCGAGCCGGAGCAGCAGCGCCACGCACTTCAGGGACCCCGGCGCGGTCAGGGGCGCGAGGCACACCTCGGCGAACTCCTGCGCTCGGGAGTAGGGCGGGTTGGCCACGATGGCCGCGGGCTCGTAGTGCTGGATCGCATCCTCGCCGAGCGTGAGCCAGTCCCCGCAGAGCCCGCGCTCTGCCCCGGCCGCAAGGCTCGCCTCCACGGCTTCGGGCCGGACGTCCACCGCGATCACCCGGCGGCCCTGGGAAGCCAGCGCAGCGACCAGGGCGCCATCCCCCGCGGCAGGCTCCACCACAGGGCCATCCGGCAGCCTGTGCGCCTCCAGGAGCGCGTGGATGACCCAGGCGGGGGTCATGTAGCAGTCCAGGCCGCGGGAGGGCGCGATGGTGCAGGCAGCGAGCGGGACGGCGGTACGGATGGCGGAGTCGGAGGTCATGGCATGGGCTCCGTGGCGGGGGTGATGAGCACGGCCTCGACCCGGGTGCCCGGGAAGGCCTTCTTCCACCGGCAGACCTCAGCCATCTCCTGGGGCCCGGCCTGGCCACCGAGCAGTGCCAGGACCTCAAGGGGGGAAAGGGCGATCTTGCCTTCCTCCAGGGCGGCCCGGTACGCGGCGGGGGTGGTGCAGATCAGGACGCGATCGGGCCCGAAAACGGCCTCGATCGTCACTCCAGAGCACGTTTTCGCCCACTCGCGGACGTCATGTTTGAGCTTTTCATCCACGTTATGGGTGGAGGGCGTTTCTCCTAATACGTGGGTCGAGGCTGGTCCTGACGCTTTCCTGACGCGAGAAGCGTCAGGATGTGTCAGCCATTGTTTCGCGCTGTTACGCTGATTCCTGACGCTTCTGACACATACCCCCTGATCTAGGCCATGATCTGATCTATCCTCTTCTCTCTGAGACTTGCCCTTTAAAGGACAAATAGCGTCATTAGTGTCAGGAGAGTCAGATCTTACAGTAATTACATGGCGTTGATCCATGACACATCTAGACCTAGATGTGTCATGAAGCGTCATTGAAGCGTCAGCAAATCGTAACGCTTGTTGCTTTCTTTCTGGCACTAGAATAACCCCCCTTCGTCGTCGCCGCTGCCGGCAGACCATCCGCGCGCCGCGTCAAAGCCCCCCTGCTGCGTGTTCACAAGGCCGATGCCGAGCCAGCTCCGGGCAGTCTCGCTGCGGCTTTTGACGGCGCCGCGTTCCTGCAGGCGCAGGGCGAACGTCCGCTGCGTCCAGGCCCGCTCCCCTGCCGCGTCGCACCACTCCCGGTAGGCCGCGTAGAGCTCGCCGGACGTCACCATGGCGGCTGGGTGGAGCACGCACCGCTCGTCGATGAAGTGCCCGAGCACGTCCTGCTCGTCCCGGTAGGACTCTGTGGCCTCCTCCACGGCCGCGGGAGCACCGAGGCCGGATTGCTGCCACGCCAGGCACCCCGCCACGGCCCAGGCGAGGATGCCCGGGAGCTCCGCCGCGAGCTTGTCGAGCAGGCTCTTGTCGCGCTCCGCCGGTGGGATGGTGACCGTGAAGGGGATCGCCCGTAGGCGCCGCCAGATGCCATCGTCCGCGCCGTGGACCGGGGGCTTGTGGTTCGAGGCCATCCACAGCTTGAACGTCGGGGTGAACTCGAAGAAGTTCCCGTGCATGAACCGCGCGGTGACCCTGTCGCCACCCGTCAGGCGCTTGATCTTGGCCTCGTCCCAGCGCTTCCCTTGCTCGCTCTCCGTGGCGACACCGACGCGCGCGCCGACGAGCCACGCGACCCCCGCGGGGTGGCTCTCGTTGCCCTTGCCGTGCGTTGTGAGCTCACCGAACTCGAGCGGTCGGCTGTAGTCCTGGCCGAGTAGCGCGGCGAGCGTCTCGAGGAAAACGGACTTCCCGTTCGCGCCGGTGCCGTAGCAGAAGAACAGGCAATGCTCGCTGGTCACCCCCGTCAGCGAATACCCTACGGCCCGCTGGAGGAACCCCACGAGCTCGGCGTTGCCGTCCATGATGCGGTCGAGGAACGCGAGCCAGAGCGGCGCCTGGGCGTCGCGAGCGTAGGCCACGGGGGAGAGCTTCGTGATCAGGTCATTGTGCTGGTGAGGCCTGAGCTCGCCCGTGCGCAGGTCGAGCGTCCCGTTCTGCACATTGAGCAGCCATGGATCGGCGTCGAGCTCGTCCGCGTGCACCGGGAGCTCCGCTCGGACGAGCCGCACCACCGCCTCAAGCCGCGTCGCAGACTGACTCGTTTTCGCCCAGGAGCGGAGATCGTCGGCCGGCTCCTTCGCGATCTCACCCCCGATGGTCACCGCACCTTTCGCCGCGCGCGCCGCCGTGGCCTCGTCGTAGATTCGCTCGGCGGTCTGCATCGCACGCAAGACGACGCGACCCGCCACGTCCACCACCCAGCGCTTTTCGTCCCAGAGGAGCCACAGCCCGCGGGCGGGCCAGTACCTGGCAGAGCTTCCGTGCTGCGCGACGAAGCGCTCCACGTTGCCTCGGTCCGTGACGTGCGGGAAGGCGGCGTCGGGCTCCATCGCCGGCACCCACTCCTCCGCCCGCGCCACAAGCTCCCAGAGCCCCTCCACCGTGCCCCCCTCGGCAATCCAGTCGCTCGCGTCCTTCACCCCCTCGCCGGGCAGCCACAGCACGCGCAGGCTCTTCACCACCCCGTGGAGCTGCGGCGCAACCTTGCGCAGGTGGGCCTTCCCGGCGTCGTCGTTGTCTGGCACGACCACCACCGAGCGCCCGCGTAGGCTCTCGCTGTAGTCCTTGCTCCACTTCCCCGCGCCGCCTGGGTTACAGGTCGCGATGAGCCCGAGCGCCCGCAGGTTGTCCGCGTCCTTCTCGCCCTCGACGAGGAACACCACCGCGCTGGGTGACGCCGCGAGGAGCTCGGGCAAGTGGTAGAGCACTCGCGTCACGCCATCGAGGCCTGAGACCCACTCGCCGGGGTGATCGGGGTCCGGTCGGGACTGCGGGAAGACCTTGTTCGAGAGACGCGTCACACGGAAGGCAGGCTCGCCGCGCGCGTCCTCGTAGACGTAGTGGCAGACCACGCGACCACGGCCCTGCTTCTTCTTGGGCGCCCGGCTGCGCAGCGGCTCCGCGAAGAGGTCAGCGAGCTTTAGGCCGATAGCGGACACGATAGACTCCGGCGTGCAGCCCGCAAAGCAGTGGATGACGATCTTCCCCTCGCCATCCTTGACCGATAGGGAGGCCTTTCCATCCTCGTGCGCCGGGCACTTCGCCTTCCAGCCGTTGGGCGTTTTCGCCACCGCATCGAGGAGGGCCAGGAACTCGGCAGAGGTCATCGGTCACCCGCTTCGTTTAACGCTAGCTCTACGCGCTCCCGCAGCCCCGTATACCGCTCCACCGCCCTCCCGTTCGCCACCGCGCGCTTGAGTCCCTTTCGGTCACCCACGAGCACCACCCTATCTTTCCCGCGCGTGACAGCGGTATAGAGCAGCGCGCGGCTCAGCATGAAGGTGTTGGCCGAATGCACCGGCACCAGCACCACCGGGTACTCGCTGCCCTGCGCCTTGTGGATCGTGGTCGCGTAGGCCAGGGTGAGGTCGAAGGCGTCCTTGCGCTCGAAGCGGACCACGCGATCGCCGAAGTCCACCGCGAGCTCGGGCGGGTCACCGCCCATGCCGAGGACGACTCCGATCTCCCCGTTCATGACCTGGAGCGCGTAGTTGTTTTTGACCTGCATCACGCGGTCCCGGGGGTGAATCGCCCCCGAGGCCACGCGCCACGAGGGCCCGTCCAGGCCCCGCGGGTTGAGCGCCGCCTGGAGCGCTCCGTTGAGCGCCTGGACCCCGACGGCCGTGGTGTGCTGCGGGCAGAGGACCTGCACCTCGCGGCCGGCCGAGGCCTCCTCCACGGCCAGCTTGACCACCAGGCGGGCCACGTCCTCAGCCGCCCGCACCTCGTGCCAGAAGAAGTCGTCGCACCCCTCGAGCTCGGGGAGCATGCCCTCCCGGATGCGGCGGGCGTTCACCGAGATGAAGCTCGCCTCGCGCTGGCGGTAGATCGTCTCGAGCCGCACCGTGGGCACGCGGCCGGAGCCGATGAGATCTGCCAGCACCGCCCCCGGGCCCACCGAGGGGAGCTGATCCACGTCCCCCACGAAGACCACCCGCGCGCCGTCCGCCACGGCCTCGAGGAGCGCCGCCGCGAGCTCCACGTCCACCATGGAGGCCTCGTCCACGATGATGGCCTGGTGCTCGAGACGCTCCTCCTTGCCGTGGCAGAACCCGCCGAGGATGGGGTTGTAGCCCAGGAGCCGGTGGATGGTGCTGGCCTCGCGCTGGGTCTGTTCGCTGAGCCGCCGGGCCGCTTTGCCGGTGGGGGCGCAGAGCGCCACGGGCGACACGCCGGCCGCGTCCCACGCCGCGAGCACGGCCTTGCAGATGGTGGACTTCCCGGTTCCCGGACCGCCGGTGATGATCGACACCAGCTCGCGCGAGGCCATCTCCACGGCCTGCTCCTGGATGGCGTCGAGCTTCACGCGGCGACCTCCACCCGGAGCTCGCGGAGTCGCTCGGCCACCCGCACCTCGCTCGCCCGGAGCTCCGGCAGGTACACCCGGTCCTCGCCCTCCTGTACGATCTCCCCCGCCTCAAGGAGCCGCTCCACCCCCGCGCGGCCCACGCCCTCCGGGACGCTCAGGTCGTCCCACCCCCGCGCGACCAGCCTGCCCGCCGGGACGAAGCAGTGCCCCGCCGCGCGCGCCTCGCCGAGCATGTGCAGGACCGCCGCGCGCGCCCGCTCGGGGTGGTCCTTGGCCACGCCCATGCGCTGGGCCATCGCATCCACCGTCTTCCAGCCCATGCGCTCGACCTTCATCAGGACGTAGGGGTTCTCGCGCAGGGCCGGCTCCACGTCGGCCTCGCCGAAGTGCGCCACCACGCGCGCGCACTGGCCGTCGGTGAAGCCGAAGCGCTTGAGGAAGACCATCACCGCCTGCTGGGCCTTGCGCCCCTTGTAGGCCGTGTGAATGGACAGGGCGCGCTCCGGGGTGATGCCCGGAACCTGGCAGAGCTTGTGGTGCTCGTGCTCGATGGCGGCGAAAACCCCCTGGGCGCCGAAGCGCTGGACCATGGCCAGGGCCCGCGCAAAGCCCACATCGGGGAGCGCCGAGGAGAGCCAGGCCACCACCCCCTCGTGACTCTCCGGGACGAGGACCTCGTAGCGCGTGAACTTGAACTGCGTGCCGAAGCGCTTGTCCTCGACCCACTCGCCCTCGAGGCGCAGCGCGTCCCCGGGCGAGACGGCGACCAGCGTTCCCACGATGGTCGCGTCTCTCCCGTTGCCGTCCTCGAGCGTCGCCACGGTGAAGAAGCGCTCGCCCGAGAAGCGCACCTTGCGGAGCGTGCCCTTTAGGACCTGCGTCTCCATCTAGAAGAGGTGCCCCGCTTCGTGCGGCGCCGTGGGCTCCTTGCCGTCGCTGTCGGCGTCGGAGAAGTCCGGGTCCGCCCCTGCCGCGACCTCCGCCTCGAACGTTCGCTCGACGTCGTAGGCCTTGAGCGCCAGCCACTGCTCGCGGTAGAGGTCCGCCGGCTCCACGCGACGGTGGTCGGTGAAGTCGATCACGTAGAAGCGGCCGAGCTTGTTCTTGGTCTCGGCGAGCCGCATGGTGCAGGACATCGCGAAGGGCGAGAGCTTGCGCATCATCAGGTACGAGAGCAGCTGCTTGACGGGTTTGCAGCTCGTGCCCTTGAGCGAGATGAAGAAGGGCGAGGCGCCCTCGTCGAGGTTGAGCGCGAGGACGTTGTAGACCAGGCGGCAGTCGGGTGGATCGGCGTCGCGCCCCATCCAGGCCGCGCGTGGGCAGAGCGTGACGAGGCGCCCGCGCTCGAGTCGGGCGCACGCCGGCGCCACGGGATGCTCGACAGAGGGGACGAGGCCATCGTTCGACTTGCAGGTGGGCAGGTCCTGGCCCTCCTCGAAGAGCACGCGCCCCTTCTTGATGGCGATGGGCACGATGCGGACCTGCTTGACCCCCTCGCCGCCGAGGTTCGAGACGAAGGTGCCGGGCAGGACCCCCTCGCCGAGCTGGCTCGTGGGCTGCACGATCTTTAACCGCGGGATGATCAGATCATCCTGGCCGATGTCCTCGAGCCCCTCCACCGGCTCAGCCCGCGAGGCCAGCGCCTGGCTCGAGCGTGGCACCGGCAGGTTCTGGCCGTTCCCGTTCCCGTTCGATGGCGGCTTCGGGCTCTCGGTGGTCGTGGCCGTTTTCGTTTCCTCCGTGGGGCTCGTGCTGGTCACTGGGCTCGGGTTGGCTTTGGTGCGTGACATGGCGTCCGTTCTCCTTGCCGGCTTGGTCGGCTGCGTGGGTGTCGTATCGGCTGGGGGCGTCGAAGACGTACCCCGAGGTCTCGTGGTGCCAGCACAGGCGCTGTAGCGGGCACATCCCGTGGATGCCCCGGCAGCGCGCGCCGCGGAGGGCGAGGTAGCCGTGGCGGTCGGCGGCGCGGATTTGATCGGCGACGCGCCAGACCACCTGCATTGCCTCGCGCACCTGGCGCTCGTCGACGTCGAGCTCGACCCGGCGGAAGAAATGGTCGGGCTCGGCGCGGTAGGCCGCGAGCGCCCGCGCCCCGTACTCCTCGGCGCTCTCGCCCTTGCGCGTGCGGATGGTGGGCTTCTTGACGATATCGGCGATGGCCCCCACGACCTCGACCCCCGAGCCCGTGCGGAGCATCTCGAGGTACAGGGGGACCTGGATGCTCTGCCGCAGCCACTGCTCGGCCTCGGGGAGCGTATCGCCCGTGGTCTTGGTCTCGATGAGGAGCCAGCCCTCTGCGATCTGCATCACCCCGTCGGCGATGCCGCGGAGGTAGAAGGTCTTGGACTTCCCGCCGGTGGCGGGGTTCACGAGCGGCGCCTGGAGCAGCACCTCGTTGTGCTGAGTGGGCAGCAGCTCGTCCCGCCAGCGCTCGGCGTAGGCCGTGACCATCGCCACGGCCTTGGCCCGGTCGCGCGCCACCTGGGCGACGTGGGCCTCGGGGTCCTCGGCATCGTCCGCGCCGGCGTCGCCCGCGAGGTCGATCACGTCGTGGACCGCGTCGAGCGCCGGGGTCTCGGGGTCGCGCACGTGCCCGGCCCAGGACCGGAGCGCCTCGGCCCCGGCATGCACCGCAGAGCCCACGGTCAGCGCGCTCTGGTAGCCCTGCTCCTCCACGCGGTGGACGTGCCGGAGCTCGAAGAGCTTCTCGCAGCGGATGAGGTCCTCGATGGTCGAGGCCGTGAGCGGGCGCAGGTGCGGAGCCGGGGCGTAGCGTGAGCGCAGCGGCATGGGTCAGCACTCCTTGGGCGTGATGGAGATGGGCTCGAGGCCGCAGCGGCAGGGCTCGAACGCGGGCTCGAGCTCCGGGGCTGGGTCTGGCGTGAGCTCCGGCGCGAGCACGACGGGCATCGCGCGCCCCACCTCCCGGTCCCTCTGAATCAGGAGGAGCTCTACGATCTCGAGCGCGACGTCCCGGGACGCGTCGCCGTCCACGGTGAACCCCGGCCCCTCGATGCGCACGCTGTAGGGCCTCATGGCCGCACCTCTCTCTCCTCGCGTGCGCACTCGCCGCACACTCCCGCGGCGACCTCCTCGGCCAGCGCACGCAACGGCTCTCCGCAGGACTT